GAAGACATTACTCGCAAAATTGAAAGAACCCTCAACAATTCGCGGCCTCGCCATCATCGGCGGCGTTGCCGGTTTGAGCATGGAACCAGCAAAATGGGACGCAATCGGCGCGGCAGTCGCCGCTGTTATTGGACTTATCGAAATCTTCCGCAAAGAAAAATGAACGCCAAACAAATTGCGCTTTGGATGATAATTCTTTCATTTGCGTTTCTTGGAATGGCGCTTTTGACTTCATGCGCTGGATTTAATAATCCTTCGTTATGCGTCAAGACGGACTACGGAACTTTTTGTTATGAGCTTCCAGAAATACCATCGCTCAAAAAATGACGTTTGACGACCGCAGCGAGATTCAGCTTGCCACGCTCCACCCAGCGATGCAAAAGGCCGCACGCGCCTTCCTAGGCGTGGCAAAGACTATCTGTGCAAAGGTGGGATGTGACGTTAAGATCATCAGCGGCACGAGATCGTATATGGAACAGGATGCGTTGTATGCAAGGGGACGGACAACGCCAGGGAAAAAGGTAACGAACGCCGCCGCCGGACATTCAAATCACAACTTCGGCATCGCTTTCGATATCGGCATTTTCCGCGGCAAAGAATACTGCGGCGAGCACCCGCTCTACAACGAACTTGGAACGCTTGGAAAAAGCCTTGGCCTTGAATGGGGCGGCGACTGGAAATTTGCTGACGAACCGCACTATCAGATGCGTCCGCATTGGGCAAAGGGCATGACCGAGCGCGACATGCTCGCCAATTTACGCAACCGAGTATCTAAAAAAATAGACGTCCTCGCTTGAAAAAAAAGAGACAACCGACGGTCGAATCGGAACGCACGGAAGCACTCGCAGAAGCGAAGCGGCTTTTGTCTGAGCATTACGACTGCGGCCTCGCCATCGTGTCTTGGGAACAAGGAGGGGAGACCATGCACGGGGAATTTGTATTCGGCAACAAATACGCCGTCGAGGGACTCGCAGGCGACTCTTTCAGTATTTTATTCCCAGACGCAGAAGAAGAAGAGGAGGAAGACGAAGAAGCATGAAAATGACATTGGAGTTCGACGAGACCGAGCGATACGAGCACGAGGTGGCCTGTAAGGCGCTTGATATATTGATCCTAGTGGATGACATAGACCAAGAGCTACGGAGCGCCTTAAAGCACGAGAGCGGAGCATTCGCAAAACTTGATGAGGATACGATGGAGGCCGTTCGCGCGTGGATATGGGAACAACGAAGCCAGCGCAATATCCCAGAACTTAAATGAAAGGCTGGAAAAAATGGATGGCTGTCGGATGTTCTCATGGCGACCAGATCGACCCAGAGGCACGCAAGGCCGTCTTGACGTTTAAAGACCGATGGAAGCCCGACACGACAATTCACCTAGGGGACTTCCTAGACTTGGCGGCCTTCCGCTCTGGAGCTATCTCCGATCCGAACTCAAGCGACCGCGCCGCGAGCATCTCGGATGACCTTTCCAGTGGCATTGATTTTCTACACGAATTACGCCCGCAACATATTTTATATGGAAACCATGAAGCTAGGCTTTACAAGCTCGCGTCGTCTCCAAACGCGCTCGCGGCTCACGCCGCTACGCTGACCATCCAAGCTATCGAGAAGACCGCGAAGGAACTAAAGGCGAAATTATACCCATATCACATTCGTAGCTTCTACGAACTAGGCGGAACGAAGTTTTTGCACGGTTATATGTATAACGTGCAAAGTATAAGGGATCATGCGGAGACATACGGCCAATGCGTGCTGGCCCACCTGCACCGCGTAGGCTGGGAACGCGCTCGCACGCTAGACGGCGCAAGCGGCTATTGCACCGGAATGCTGGCGCGTTTCGATATGGAATACGCTTCGACCCGCCGCGCCACCTTCGCTTGGTCGCAGGGCTTCGCGTATGGCTTTTACAAGGAAAATTCAATAAACATCAACCTATGCGAGCGAAAAATAAATCAACCGTGGCTGTTGCCGATTTAGAAAAAGCCTGGGCGGCTTTCTATGATTCGACAAAAGTCGAAAGCGAGAAAGACCTAGCCAAGCAAGGTTGGAAGACAATTCGCGCTATTGCCGAAGAGTCGAAATTGACCATCGCAGCTGTTTCTTGCCGAGTTGAAACTGCAATAGGGAAAGGGATTCTTGAAGCAAAAAAAGCAACTATACAGACGAATCAAGGCGTTCGCGAGGTGAAATTATACCGCCCAACATAGTTAGATTTCAGTTTGTAAATTGGTTTTTATCCAAGCCGCAGATGCGCTCCAGCATTGGTTGAGCACATATGTAAAGACTTTTCTCAAAAATTATTTTCACACTTCGTGAATTTTTTTCTTTTCATATTTGCGGAGATGAAAGAATGTTTGCACATCGAAAGGGAATGACTCCCAACGATAGAAACCAAAAATAGAAAACCAAAAATGAAAATCGAAATCAAACAAGCTCCAGCAAACCTGACGAAATACACTCACTCGGTATCGGAGAGCGCAGCAAAAAATCTAGCAACACGCATCGAGGAGTTGGAAGTCGCAGGATATGTAGTCAAATCTGCCGTTTCAATTCGCTCCTCAGTTCCCAACTCATACCGCAGCGCATACAAAATGACGGCTCCCTTTTGGGTTTACAACAGCGAGACTCGCCAGATAGAAATGGTTTCTGGCAAGCTTGAAAATCGCCCAAACGGAGCAGCAATCCCAGCGCACATTTACATCAATGGCAACGATACTCCAACAGGCTATCGCGCTTTAAGCAAAGCAAACGGAATGGTCGATCTCATCCCAGCATAATTTTATGGAACCACTAACATTCTTAATTCTCTTCACCGTGTGCATCACCTCGGCATTCGTCGGGGGCTACGTCCTCGGCAACCTCAAGGCAACTTGCGAGTCAGAACAAACTCGCAGATGGTGGATGAACCGCCAGATCAAACGGGAGCGCCGTTAATGACCGCTGAGGAATTACATGACGCCGAATGCGAGTTCACCCGCAGCCTTCTGTGCGGAATGATTCAGCAGGCCGTTGCCGACCTACAAAGCGAGAAGGTCTTTCAAAGCAAACAACTCAACGAGGCTCAAGAACTCGACCGAGAGTCGGCAATTCACTTCATCAAAAGCAAAGCATTCCAAGGCATTTGCGACGTCTTAGCACTCCCAGCCGACAAAATCAAAACAAGGGCATTAAAAAATGATAATCTCACTAGACCCAGGAACGACTCACACCGCGTTCGTGCAATACGACCAAGCAAAGATACATGACCACGGTCACCTTCCGAATGCCGAAATACGTCAGATTCTTATCGGTCGCGAATACGACCGTTGCGCCTGCGAGATGATCGCCAGCTACGGCATGGCAGTGGGCGCAAGCACCTTTGAAACGTGCGTATGGATCGGACGCTTTATCGAAGTGGCTAGGGTGGACGTGGAATTAATCTTTCGTAAAGACATCAAACTTTTTCTCTGTGGCACAATGCGAGCAAAAGACGCCAACGTGCGCCAAGCATTACTCGATCTCATCGGGCCGCAGGGAACAAAAGCCCAGCCGGGGCCAACATACGGCATAAAGTCCCACTCGTGGGCGGCACTCGCTGTGGCCGTATTCGCAGCACAACAAAAAGGAAAATAGAAAATGAAAATAACTAAAGGAAAGCAACAGCGCGCCCAGCGTGTCGTCATCTACGGCGTTGAGTCCGTAGGAAAATCAACATTCGCGGCCAAATTTCCCAAGCCGCTGTTCTTGGACATCGAGGGCGGCACTAGCCACCTGGATGTGGATCGTTGCGAGATCGGAACGTGGAAACAGTTAACGGATGCGTTAACAGAAGCTAAGGCGACCGACTATCAAACGATTGTCATCGACAGCGCGGATTGGGCAGAGCGCCTATGTGTCGAAGACCTGTTGGCTACCAGCAAGAAAACCAGCATTGAGGATTTCGGCTTCGGTAAGGGGTGGGTTATGGTCGCAGAGCGCATGAGTCGGATGCTGTCATCCATTGACCAGTTGATCGACTCCGGAAAGAACGTCGTCATGATCGCGCACAGCAAGATCGTGCGCTTTGAAGCACCGGATGCGCTCGCAGCATACGACCGCTATGAACTGAAGCTATCCAAACAAAGCTCACCACTACTCAAGGAATTCGCGGACGAACTCTGGTTTTTGAGATTCAAAACCAAAGTATCGACAAGCGACAGCGGCAAGGGCAAAGGCATCGGCGGAAAGGAACGCATCCTGTTAACAACGCACTCAGCAGCCTACGACGCGAAGACGCGAAGCGGACTAGCTGAAGAGTTGCCGCTAGAGTGGGCATCGGTCGCGCACTTGTTCGAGGTCGTTTCAACTAAACAGCCAGAGCATATCCTTAACGCCAAGAATGTCATCGGATGGCAAGCACGGCTCGCAGAGCATGAAGGCGCGGTAAATCAGTTTTTGATAGGGCGCGGCGTGCTTACGTCAGAACAGACTTGGCGCGACTGCGCTCCTGAGTATCTGCACCGTGTTGCACTTCGCGTGGATCAGTTTGTTAACACGGCTGTCGAGTGGAGAAAGGCGAATCAATGAGCAAAGAGATATCACCATCATCCCTACCCAAGCTCGCCGAATGCGCTCTATTCGAGGGCGCAGGCGGCACGAGTTCAGCGGCGGAGCGCGGAACGGCAGTCGACGTTGCGATCCGCAACTTGATCTCGGCAGAACATGACGTTGCAATCGTAGGCGAAGACGCCGGAGCTATCGCCTACGGAGTCGAGGAACTGACACGCCTTGCAAAAGGATCGTTCGTGGAGACTCGCGAAGAGTATCTTGCGATGGCAGTCCCTGGACTCTCGAAGCTCGGCACGGCTGACGCGGTCTGCAAGGCGGAGAAGTGGGTCGCAGATATAAAAACGGGACAGCTCAGAAATTACAGAGATCAGTTGATGGCCTACAGTCTGGCGTGTATGGAAGATAATTTCGACACGTCATGGACAGCGCACGTTGTATACGTCGATCAAAAGTTAATCCGTAGCTACGAGTTTACCTACGAGGAGGCCAAGCAAGGCACTCAACGCACAATAGACCGCGCAACAAGCGCGGAGGCGAAGCCGACGCCTTGCGAGTATTGCAGTTGGTGCAAGCACTACGATAATTGCCACGCCATCGTGCGGCAGGCTGAGAGTGCTATCGCGCTAATTCCAGACATCAACGGCAACAGCATCGATGCGATCCGCCAGCGAATACTTGCAACTGCCGAGAGCATGGGAGCATTTGCGAAAGAGTGGAAGCTGGCCGAAAAGGAGATCGCCGAGCCGGTGCTCGGTCACCTTAAAACGAGACTCGAAAACGGAGACGAAGTGCCCGGATGGAAACTAAACAGCATGAGCGGACGTAAGTTCGTGGAAGCTGAAGCTATCGCTAAAGCCTCGGAAGGTATCACAAAAGAGACACTAATACTCGCCCTTGGCGGTAAGATGTCAGAAAAGAGTTATCTCGAACTCTGCGCCAATAACGGCGTAGAGCCAGATACAACAGCAGTAAAAACCGGAGCACATTCGCTCCAACTCAGACAAACAAAAATAAAATAGAAAATACAAATGCCAACATATAAAGCATCAGAACCAAAGCAGGCCGCAATTTACTACGTCGAGCCTGGAACATACGAAGTGGAAATCATTAAGGCCGTCGAGAAGACTTCCCAAGCCGGAAACCCTACCATCAAACTTGACGTTGCCGTTATCCTTGAAGGCGGCGTAGAAGGGCCGAAGATGTGGGAACATCTCACGTTCACTCCCAAGGCGGCGTGGAAGGTTGATCAAGTGCTGTCTAGCATCGGTCGTGCAGTCATCCCAGGCGAAGACGTCACGGTGGAAGCCGAAGATTTGATCGGGGAAAAAGGCGTTTGCGTCATCGGAGTTGAACCAGGTCAGACCAATCCAGATCACCAGTTCAACTGCGTGGAGCGTTGGTTATTCGGAGACGAAAAAGCCAAGTGGCTCGGCAACAGGCGCAAGCCAGCGGCCAAGCAGGACAAGCACATTGTCGCCAAAAGCAACGGCTATGTTGCACAACCCGCCGAAACTGACGATATTCCATTCTAAGAAATGAACGGATCTCTCTCGCTCCGGTTGGTCATCTGTATGAATGACTGCCCTATTGGGCTTAGGTTGGAAAGGGGCGATCCGCTACCGGTCTACCAGCACACATACGACGACTCGCCGGAGGGGAGAGCACTCGCAGAAAACCACCTAGAAAGAATATCAGATTATGTTCGACGGCATCACAAGACTACTAAATCTTACAAGACTTGTTAAAGAACAAATGGCTGATCTTGAATTACTCGTGGACTTATTAAACATTCGCATCGAGTCGCTAACCGAAGAAAACAATCGACTCGTAAAAGAAAATAAGGCGCTTCGCCAATTCCTATCAGGACAAGATGAATGACCAAATGCAACACTGGAAAGGCTATCCGCTACGCTGTTGGCCGAACCATCAAGACGACTGCTACCGGTGGGATTGGGAAATCCTAATCGACGGAACTTGGCTTGAGGTTGTAACTCAGTCAACGCGGTGGATCGAGGAGGAGGCCGAGGAGACGCTTCAGCGTTATTTCGAAAAAAAGAAAACATGACTTACTTATTACAGGAAGATTTTTTTGATTTATCTGAATTTACAAGGAATGAAGAAAATTCAAAAGGAAACCAAAATTGTGATA